CACGGGAGGAAGACTTGGTAGAACTAAATATGGACGATATACCAGTTGGTGCATTAGATGATGTTGATCTATTTCTTCCACCAGAATATCAAGATGAAGTATTTGCCAACCAACTTCTTAATGCCATAACCCAATATCACACGTGTGAAACTGAGCGTAGATCTCTTAGACATCAAGGAGAACACCAAAAAGCTGAATTATTAGGTAAACAAGCTGCGATTTATCGGTCACAAGCTGCACTTATACAACATGAGCATCCAAAAACCAAAGAATTATATAAAGAACTTGCTGAAGTACGTGTTATAGAAACTAAGAGAAATAGAGATAAGGTCACATAAATGGTTACAAGTTCAGATAGTTATGGAAATACTACGGGTGTAGAAAGATTAACGGGAGACATTGTACTTAACCGTGCTTTTTCAATTACAACTGTACCTACATTGCTGCAAGTTGAATTATTCATTGACGACATAGGTGCTGATTTAAATGTATCTTTAGCAGCAAATGGGTATAGTGTACCAGTTTCTACTGCAGATGATGCTATTGTTCACAGATGGCTTGAAAGTATTAATAACTATGGTGCTGCTGCTCTTGTTTTAGGTTCTCTTCCTATGACAGCTATTGCTCCTGGCCAAGAAGATGCAGGTACTAATCGTATGGAAATGTATCAAGCATTCTTTAATAGGGCTATAACTCGTATAGATGAAAAGAAAGTTAAAACAGGACGTTCTAGGGGTAGGCTTGCTGCTGTTATGAGTGGTAGTCAGTCTGACACTGATGGAAACAGAAAATTACCATTATTCAAGCGAGATGCTGATAACTTTCCTAGTAGTAGGACTTTTACAGAATAATTATGCATTGGTTAGATAGAGAGGAATTAGAACAATTCTATGAAGAACTTGAAGAAGAAACCATACAAAGGGAAGAAAAAAGGGATAAAAAAGTCATAACTAAAATGGTTGTAGATGGTGCTGGTATAAAAACTGTGATAATTAATCGTAGATATAAGAAACTATTAGAAGAAATATGGTAGGACGTCCACTTGAGCTTTAACGAAATTCAAAACGGTGTAACCCGCACACTAATAACACATCCAGATTATTCTACTGATAATGTGTTTGCTGATGACTTTCGTGGTCTTGGTGCTGGTAATGTTAGGTATGTTGCTACCAGTTTTGGTGGTTTCAGTAATGAAGATTTGACTTTTAGGCAAGTAAGAAATCAGTGGCTTGTTAATCTTGATGTCTATACTCTTAGAACTGGTGAAATTGCTACTGCTATAGATAATGCTCAGACCAATATGCAAAATATATTAGATACCTTGAATCAATATCCGTTTTTGAATGATACAACTGGTGTAACTGATCATAACATTACGGTAGTAACACCGGTAGAACCATTTGATCCAGGATCAGGATCACGAAATGCCTTCCTGCACCAGCAAATAGGTTTAGCAGTAACTGAAATTTGTACTACAACTAGAGCGGAGCCATAAGATGTCTATTGGACTAGTAGTTGGTATGGGAGAAGTTGGTAAAGCTTTGTGTGAAGTATTATCTACAGTACACTCTATGCATGTGTATGATGCAGCTTGGAATTTTCCATTAAGGGAAGATCTTAAAGTAGACGTATTACATATCTGTTTCCCCCACTCAGATCAATTTGGAGCCTGTGTACAGAGTTATCAGGAACACGTACAGCCAAGTTATACTGTTATCCACTCTACAGTACCTGTAGGCACATCCAAGGCCCTAGAATGCTACCACAGCCCTGTCAGAGGCGTACATCCTCACTTGGCAGAGTCTATGAAGAATTTTACTGTGTACCTAGCACCTTTACCAGATGAATTTTTACTTTCTTATTTTTATGAAGCCGGTATGTATGTTTATAAGCATGTAGAGAATTCTGATAACACTGAAGCCGGTAAATTGTGGTCACTTGCTGCATACGCCATGAACATACTTCTAGAAAAAGAGATATACAAGTATTGTCAAGAGAATGAACTAGATTTTAGAATAGTCTATCAAAACTTCACTCAAACTTACAATGATGGTTATGCTGCAATGGGTGTGAATAATGTACAACGTCCTGTACTTGAGCATATGGAAGGTCCTATTGGAGGGCATTGTATAATATCTGGTGTAGAGAAATTAGCGGACAGTGGTTGTAATTTAGCTGAGATTATATTAGAGATGAACAATGCCTGAAGTACCTAGTGTAAACATGCAGTTAAATGTAACGGGATTGGATGCAGCTATTAGGGCTGCTAAGAGTGTTACGCCTGGATTCACTACTGCTGTTCTTAATGATGGGCTTAGGCAGATGGGAAGAGTGATAGTACCCTCTAAAGGATCTGGACCATTAGCACAAGCTACGCCTAAAGTATCTGGTAAATTGAGTAGGTCTACATTCTTTGAAATTAAACAATTAGGTTTTATTCAACAGCTTGTAGTTAGGCAACCAGCTAGAACTGCTCCAGAATATGGGAGTAAGTTTTATGGTGGATTTGTACGAGGTGGGACTAAAAAAACACATTATTAGACCTAGACTTAAGAGTGTACTTAGATTTGAAATAGGTGATACTGTGGTATTTGCTTCTGAAGTGAATCATCCCGGTACTAAACCCAATAAGTATCATCTCAGGACACTCAACATTCTTAGACCACAGTTACAGGCAATAGTTACTAGGATGATTGCCAGATTAACAGAGAAATTTAAATCAGTTAGAGGATAGAGGTAAAGAAATATGGCTGACGGCAATCCACCTTTTGATGCAAAATTTCAATACTTTAGTATTATTGATAGTGACGGTAGCACTACTCGTGATTTAAGTAAATTTCTTACTGGTGTAGATGGTATCCCTGGTGCACGTGAACTTTTAGATACTACTATGCTTACGAGTAGCGGTAGGACTTTTACCCCATCAGTATTGAATGGGACATTTGTATTGGAAGGAAACTATGATCAAACATCTTCTAATGGTCCTGATATAGTCATTAATAATATATTGGTTATGTCTACTGCGACAACTTTTGAATATGGTCCTTCTGGTAATTCATCTGGTGCAACACCATTAAACCGTAAATATTCTGGATCGTGCTGGATTAGGAACTATACCATTACAGGACGTGTTGCTAGTGTCATAACTTTTAGAGCAGAGGGTCAAATGGAAGGTAGTTTTGCTGTAGGTACCTTTACCTAAAGGATGGCCATTAAAGCACCTTGGGATGCAAGATTTAGCAAATTTGTTATTACAGATAATAACGGCACTACTACGCGTGATTTATCGGCATTCCTAACGGGTGTTGATGGCCTACCTGGTAGTAGAGAGTTAATAGATACATCTAAGATTTCTGACAGTGGTAGAACTTTTACACCAGGTCTTGTTAATGGCACCTTTGTACTTGAAGGAAATTACGATAATGTTAATCCAGGTCCAGATAGGATATTAACAGATATTCTAGCTATGTCTACAGCAACTGCTTTTGCATATCATCCAACCGGTGATGATTGTGGTACTTCTCCAGTTAATAGAGCATTTTCGGGTAATTGTTGGCTTAGAAATTATACCATTACAGGGCGTGTAGCTAGTGTGATTACCTTTAGAGCAGAGGGCCAAGTAGAAGGTATAGTAACTATTGGAAATTCTACAGTACTAGCACACTAGGGAGGGATATGCCCAAAGTAGAACGTATTACATTTGATGATGATAGTGGCGACTGGTGGGAGATACGAGGGTTCCTTTCTGTTGCATTAGAACGTGAATTTGTACAACATGCAGTAGATGCTCAAGAGACATTTACTAATGACGATCCTGAATTAATTGTTAATCTCGCTAAACGTATGGACGATATGGTTGTTAAGTCTACAGTGGCTTGGTCTTATGGTCCTGTAAGTTTAGAAATTCTCTATAGTGAAGTACCTGGATATCATTATGCTGACGTTGCCAAAAGAATAGGTGACTTATATAGCCCTTTAGTCGTGCAGAGTATAGAAAGAGGGCTGGAGAGCTATTCCTTGCTTTTAAGTCAAAGGGAAGAACAATTCCCGTAATGTTTCAAGATGCTAATTTAGTAGATACTTTGGGCTGGACTTTCGATGAAGTGGATAATGCAGATACTGAAAGGTTGTATAGACTTCTGATATTTCGACAAGTTAAGCATGTGGCAGAATATGGCGGGGAATTGGATATTTAATTATGGCAGCTAATACAGATGCTAGTGTAGCACTTACTTTTACTACTAGAGATCAAGCTAGTCCCGGCATACAAAGAATAGGCGGTAATCTTTCACGGCTTCAATCTACTGCTGCTGGTGTGGGTAAAGTATTTGCAAATAATGCTACAGCCTTTCTTACTGCTGGTCTAGCGTTATCTTCTATAGGGGGACAAGCTTCTAGCTTATTAGTTAAATTTGGCGTACTAAGCGAAACACAAGGGGATGTAGTCAATACTATATTTCAAGTTTCAGCAGTAGTTTTAGGTGCAGTTACTGCTTTTTCTTCATTGGCTCTGGCTATATCAGCAGGTAGTATAGGATTCAGTGCAATAGCAGCATCAGCAGTAATAGCTCTACCTATAATTTTAGCTTTAGGGGCAGCGTTAGCAACTGTAGTGACACTTGGACAATTGTTGAGAGATCCTACAGCACCAACTACATTTGAGCAAATTACTGGTATAGATGTATTGAGGACTAAACAACCTGCTGGAACTAGACCAGGACGATTGGCACCAGGAGAAGCAGCATTTGGTGAAGATCCACTAGCAGCAGCAGGTGGAGTAGGTAGAGATATTGGTAGACAATTATTAGCAGCTTTCGGTATTGGAAGAGGTGGTCAACCTCGTATTTTAGGAGCAGAAGCAGGTGGTGTTACTATAAATGCTGGCACTATTATTGCTGATGAGGGAGGTATGAGGGATCTAGAAAAGCGACTAAGGCAGATACGTAAAGAAGATGAACGTACCAGAGGAATTTCTAAGTAATGTTTTATGAACTTAGTTGGAGCAGGACTAGTAAACAGTTTAGATTTATAGATCAAACAGGTAGAGAAATATATTGTGGTAAGAATGCCTCTTGTATCGGTGCTGTAGGATCTTTTACTATATTAAGTACTGAAAATTCAAATGGTAGACTACAAATAGAATGTGATATCATAACGTCTAATTTTACTATTCCATGTCCTGATAGCTATGGTGTACTGTGGAGTCAACAGGATATACATCATGTAGATATACCTAAAGGTGCGGTAGAATTAGAAGGTGCGGGATATTGGCGTGTATGTTTTAGGCGCAAGAAGGACAAGGAAACTAGACTAACTGTTCCTGGTGATTGGCGATTATATGATGTAAATGGTAGTAGGACTATGACATATGTGAATACCATTCGTGGGCAATTTGGTCTTGATTGGCATGATATGGCAAGTCATCTATTCCACAAAGGTAAAATTTATCTCTATGATGATGATGCCTATTTTGTTCAATTTCCTTATCTTTCTGTGGATTAATATTCTATGGCAATAGGAGATATGGGGGCGGCTCTTATTGATTTTCTTGGCCCTGAACCATGCTTAACAGCTTCGGTAACTTCTAGTATTGCGCATGTTAGAGATGATTGGTTTGTTGTAGTTTATAGTGATACTACTAATAGTGAGAATAAATTAATTTCTTTTGAATGTGATACGAGCGGGAATATTCCAGATGCTGTACAGGATACAGTCGTAATTTCAGT